CCTCCACAAGGACAGAANCCAGCCATATCGCCTGCATGTATGCCTCCGTGCTGTAGGGGCCTTTCTCCATTGCTGCGTGGATTGCGGCAGCTACGCTTGCTATGCCTGTAGCCTTCACCGACAGGTCAAACAGCGCCCTGCTGATGTCCATTCTCTCCATCTTGCCTTTTTCGGCGGTGTCTGCTATACTATTCATGTTCTTGATTCCTTTCTTTGACGCTTTCATCGGGTGCAACCGATGGGGCGTCTTTTTTATAGGGTTGAGGGCGTACCGTTCGGTACGGGGCGGCCATTGGCGCATGACAGCGCGGGCAGTATGTGTGCAGCGGGCGGCTTCCGCTTTTAGGTATGTACAGCGTTCTGCATGATTCACACCGCTGACAATCGCACTTTTCACCGGGGTCGAGGCTCGCCCCGCATTTAGAGCAAGTATGGTAATATGGCATCCTCTCACATCCTTTCATTTGTACATCCTGCAATATAGGTAAAACCCATCTATCACCGGGCTGTACCGTATCTGGCAGGGGTAGTCCTCTAGGTACTTGTACCCTGGGTATTCTTTCTCAAACTCTTCCATCATCGTGGCCGGCTGCCGGATTATGCCCGCTACCCGGCGTTTTCTAAACCGGCTGTAACTCTCGCTCGGCTTCTTTGTCCATTGCTTTAAGCCCAGGCTCTGCCCCCAACGGCGCAGGCCGGGGCGCTCGGCTTCGTGCAGCTCCTCAAGCTGCTTGGTGAAATAGGTCGATATCCCCGTAAACCCGCCGCCCTCTTTCCACTGCAGGCTTTTGGTGTTGGCATACCCGCCGCCTTTCCACTTGCTTTCTATCCAGTCCCGGGCATCAATTCCCTTTCTGTTAGCTCCTGCGTTCCTCCCCAGCAGGATATGCACATGATAGCCTGTGGCACCGTCTTTTCTTGTCTTTTGTTCAATGACATACATGTATTTGATTTTCCCCGCTCCTGCCCGGCCGGCATGGTACCGCAGGCAGTCCAGCAGGCGCTTAATGTCTTTGTGGCATTCCTCAATGCTGTCAGGCTGCCTTGCTGGTGAATAATCCCCGGTGAAGAAAATATCCCCTTCCCCAAAGTTGCTATGTACCATTCGCACAAACTTCTGCCGGGCCATTTCATCATTATGCCTTTTCTGGGCTGCACCGGTGCGCTGCTCTTTTAGTGCCCTGGTATAATCTTTCCGCTCCAAAAAGCTGGGGTATACCTGGACCTCCAGCATGCGGCCGGCCTGGGTGGTCTTGGTCTTGTAGGCACACCGCAGGCTTTGGTGGCGGATCTCCCACTCTCGCATCATTTCCTCGTTTTCTCTGATGGCATCTTCCAGGGTGAGCTGATAATATTCTGTTCTGTATACATAGTTGGGTTGATAGCATCCATACTTCTTTGGTGTCGTGTTTTTATCCATGCTCATTCTTTCCGTGAGAAGATAGTACCCTAATCCGAGGCCGCAAAGCGCATAATAATCGCGCTTCTTGACATTCCAGTTCGAAAATGTTATACTGTTTTCAAATGGTTTCGGTGGAGACACCGGACATATATTGGGGAAGACATAGTGCATACCTTCGCGGGGCGGGCACCGTGTCTTTTTTTATGTCCTGGTCTCCGGACTGCCGGAGGCCATCGCAGCGCTCTCCCGGGTCGGAGTATCCGCTGCAGCCTAGGCTTGTCCTGTAAGGGCTTCCCATCAGTAGGCTCCTTTCGTTAGTTTTCCCCGCTGTTCCGCTTCTGCCCTGCTCATGGAGCATCAGCGCGCACTGCCCCACTGAATTGTTCAACCCTAGGGATGGGACAACCCCGCATTAGAAATCGTGCGACAACCTCCGGCGTGGTAGTGACATACTCACTTAACTCGGGTACAATGTGGTATTTCCCATCAGCGCCCAGACGCATGTACCCGCTAACCGGGATTATCATCGTTTCGTCTGCCATGGCTAACCCTCCAATGGCTTTAGTAATTCTGCAAATTTATCCTGCAGGCGCTTCTGCTCTGCTATGAACTGCCGCAGCGTGGTAATCGTGCCATCGGCTACTTGGTCACGCATTGCCTGTGCCACAGCCTCTACAAGCGCGGTGGTGACACTTGTGTAGTAGCGTGGCTTGCACATCGTTGTAACGCTCTCCCCGCCCTCCACCAATCTTCTCCGCGGTCTGCCGACTATGTAACTGTGCTGGTCGGCAGATATGGCAATCTGCTCTGTCAGTCGTATCATTTAAATTTCCTCCAGCGCCTTTACCCTTAAAGGGTAATCTAGCGGCAAAAAAATAAGACTTTGGTACGGTACTCCATATTCGCGCTCAATAGCCCTTAGTATGGGAATATCAGGAAAAGACTTCCCGCGCTCATAGTTCCCAAGCGTCTCAACACTCACTCCAATGCGGCTTGCTGCTTCTTTTTGAGACAATCCCAAATTTACTCGTGCTGCCTTCAGCGTCAATTCCGGCATTTTTTCGCTCCTCTCAATTTCTTTTATCTGTATATTACTACGCTTAAAGAGTAATGCCAATCCTTGTAATGTAATTTTTTTGCTTTTTTCTTGCATTTTTTACCCGTAAAGCGTATCATAATAACGGGTGATTATTATGATTCAAAAAAACAACCTTGGAAACAAGCAAACCATGGCTGATAACCTTAGGTATTATATGAACCAAAAAAACGTTTCCCGTACGGAATTGTGCCGTGATTTGGGCTTTAAGTATACTACGGTTGCCGGATGGCTCACTGCTGAAAAATACCCCCGCATAGACAAAATCGAAATCATGGCTTATTACTTTGGCATAACAAAGGCGGATCTTGTTGAAGAAAGAACCGGTGGCTCCACCATAGCCGTTATCCAAATACCCGTCTACGGAACCATCCCTGCCGGAATCCCAATGGAGGCTATTCAGCAGATTTTAGATATCGAAGAAGCGCCTGCCGAATGGGCAAAGGGCGGAAAATCTTTTTTTGCACTGCAGATTGACGGAGATAGCATGTCGCCTAATTACCTTGACGGTGATGTTGTGATTTTTCAAAAACAGCCCACCTGCGAAAACGGGCAAGACTGTTGCGTTATGGTCAACGGTTTGGACGCTACCTTTAAGCGCTTATTCAAAAACGAGAAAGGAATTACCCTCCAACCGCTTAACCCGGTCTATGAGGTCAAGGTTTATAGCACCGACGAGGTAAAGCACCTGCCCGTCACCGTGCTGGGCGTAGTGTACGAGCTCCGCCGCAAATTTTAACCCAAATAAAAAATCAACTCGGTCATTTTTGAGCGAGTTCAGCCCGCTATCGTCGGCCGACAGCCATTCACGCGAAGCATAAACAAGTTGAGGTTTCTCGGCTTTTTCGTCAACCCTACAAAATAACATTCTCTACGCGCGCGAGAAAATATAAATAAATATAAACACCCGCTGCCGGAAATTCATTTGCGTGCCTATCGGATTAAATGTTATTGTAAAAGCAAAAAACCTCTTTTTTCAAGACAAAAGGCAGCATAAAAATATGATATGCAGCGGCTATGGCAATACATAAAAGAAATAGCCGTTATTTTGGGGAGTAAAAGCGGCTACCTCTTTTCGTTTACTTGGAAAACCAGACCAACAACACCGATGATAACAAGGCAGGTGATACACTTGGCCACAGCATGCATATATGCCCGGTTTTCCTCTGACCGCCAGCGCGAGGAATCAATCGACGCGCAAGTCAGAGCTTGCAATGAATACGCACAGGCTCATGGCCTTGTTGTGGCGCGCGTGTATGAGGACAAAGCCGTATCTGGTAAGAATGACCGCCGGGCAGAGTTTCAGCGCCTTATGCGGGCAGCAGAGCGCAAAGAATTTGACACAATACTGGTGCATAAATACAACCGCTTCGCACGGCGCATGACCGACCATGTAATCTATGAGGATAGGCTAAATGGCTACGGCGTGCAGCTCATTGCAGTAGCTGAGGATTTCGGACAAGGAAAAGAAGCCGTCATTATGAAATCGCTTATGCGAGCATTGAGCGAATACTATATCATGGACTTGGCCGATGAGGTAAAGAAAGGCCACAAGGAAACGGCGCTGAAGGGGCTGCACAACGGCGGTGTGGCTCCTTTCGGGTATGACGTAGTGGATCAGGCATATATCATCAACGAGCTCGAGGCGGGCTTTGTGCGCAAGATATTTACCGCTGCGGTTAACCGTGAAGGCTTCACCGCTGTTATTGCTGAAATGGCCGCTGCCGGCATCAAAGGCAAACGCGGCAAACCAGTGAAGTACACGCAGATATATGAAATGCTGCGCAATGTGAAATACACCGGGACATACCTGTACAGCCCCCAGCAGGAAGCCAACCGGGTAGATCGCCGCGCCAAACCAAATGCGATCAGAATAGAAAACGCCCTGCCGCTGATCATCGACAAGGCACTATTTGAGGAGGTGCAACGCATTATGAATGCACGCAAGCAAACAGGAAAGAAAGCCGGCTACCTTTGCAGCGGCCTGGTGTACTGTGAGTGCGGCAGCAAGATGCATGGCCTAAAATCCACGCAAAGAGGGCACACATATACGTACTTCTACTGCGCAGCCCGCTGCGGGCTTCCTATGGTGCGCATGGACCGCGTAGACGAGGCGGCAACGAAATACCTGCAGGAGCTGCTGTCACCGGTCAATCAGCAGAAAATAGCGGGTGCCTTGCGCCAGTATCACTCAAGCGAATCCTCCCGCGTGGTGGGCTTCAATTCTGCCATAAAAAAGCAGGTCTCCACTAAGCAAAAGCAGTATGATACGCTTATGGATAACCTGGCAGCTACGGCCTTGCCCCCGGAGGTTATCGCCGACATTGGCGCACGCATGAAAGCGCTTAAATCTGAAATGGATGCGCTGCGGACTACACCACCACCGCATGACTACACTGCCGACCAGATAACCGTATGGCTGGAAAGCCTAAAGGCTGCAGCTGATGAAAAGGCTATCCATCTGCTCATAGAACGCATAGACATAAAAAACAAGACAGACATTAACATCGAATCGACGCTAAAATCTG